CAGGGTCGGAATCATCACCGCGCAGACGATCGCTCGCAAGCGTGATCGAGATTGCACCATACTCAGCGACGCCTCCGCTCGGGTCGACATTACCTGAGAAAGCACCGACGCTCACGATCGCCTCGACATCTTGGTAAGAAATCCCCGAAGTGATCTCAGAGTCGAGATTCTTTGTCGTTGGGTCAAAGCTGCTCGACAGATAGCGCACCGGCAAGCCTGCGACCTCAAGTGCGAATACCCTGCGCGCGCGATCATCGGTGATGCTCATCGACTATGCTCCTGTGTAGATGTCGAAGATATAGACGCCATAAAGCACAGCATCCTCAGCCGTGACTCTGATCACGAGCTCATCACCTCGATTAGCGCTCGGCACATAGAGAGGGCGAGGCAAGGTCGGGTAAGTCGTTGTCGCTGTGGCGACATAAGGTCGCGCGCCTGTGTTGCATCGATATGCACCAAGCGCCTCGCCTGTATATGTGCGCTGTAGATGATCGGGCGAGCTGAACAAGATGCCGTCGTCAATCTTGGTGCCGACTGCACCCCCTGAGATCTCATAGAGCTCGACCAAGATTTGCGGGTCGCTGTCTGCTCTCTGGGTCGGCCCATACACGAGCTCAAGCGCGATATACTCTGAGGTCGGCTGCGAGAAATAAAATAGATCATGCTCATCGGTTGCGCCCTTGGCTAGATTACCGATGCCGAGGTAATAAGACGCTTTAATGTATTGATTAAGCACAGGGTGCCAAGTCGAGCGCCCGACCGGATAATACCCTGCGGCTCTAAACTTGACGTTTGTCAACTGCTTGAGCGCGAGCGCCATCTGTGAAGCTGCCGAGCCCATAACGATTCGCCCGTTATAGCAGCCCTCTTCGCTCGGCATGATATGATAATTTGTTGGCGTTGTCATGTCTCACACTCCCCAGATCGAAATGCTTTGAATCTTGGGATCAGTCCAAGGCACGACCGAGGCATCGATTAACGTGCTCTGGTTGTGCGATGTATTATCAGGGCCGACCCTAAAGATGTTAAGCGCGAAGCGTCGCGAGAGCTCCTCATCTGGGTCGATCTGTATTGTGAGTTCGGCAGTCTGCCAGCCGTTACCGGTAAACGTCACGCGCTCGCCCATAAAGTCGACGCCTACGCTTGACGCATTGTCGTCGTGGTAAGCGTGCATGTTGATCGTGTATGTGTCTTTGTCGACTGCCTCTTGCGGGATATGCACAGGCACCATAAAGGTGAAGATGTCACCAAGACCAAGATAGAGAGCAGGCGCAGGATCGGTCGAGCCTGTTGGAGCTGCGAGCAGGTTGTCAACACCTGACCAAGACAGATACGAGATCGGGCGCTTGCGCAAGGTCTCAATATTGCGCAGCATGTCGACGCCAAAGCGAGCGCTTAAAGGGTAGTCGTTGCCGACTCGGTTGATACCGAAAGGCACATATTTGTCTGTCGTGCCGAGATAGCGTGCGCCTGTATCTACTGGTGAAGCCTTAGCGACCCAGTGACCCGCGATGCACCTGATCTCGTGATGGTTTGGTGTGCCGGTCGTGTGCTTGATCTCGACTGTGAGCGTTGCATAGGTCGCAGTCGATGCACTTGTGATCACGATAGACGACTCGATAACGTGTGGCCCTGCACCGGTCGAGAGCACCTCATCGGTGTAAGTCGCAGTTCCAAGCGTTAAAGTCGATCGGATACCACCGGGCCCAAGCGCGATAAAGTGCAAGTGAAAATCATAATGATCGTTTGAGATCACCGGCAGACGATACTCGAGCATTGTCGCGTAGGCTGTGCCCTTCTGCGTGCATTGGCCCTCTGCCCAAGCTTGAGAGATCACGTTGTGCGTGCCACCGACTGCCCAGAGATAATTCGCAGTCTCTGCCATCGAGGTGACTGCACCCTCGCCTATTGGCTGCCCTGCGACTGTGGTGAGCTCGCTTGCGAGCGTTGGTGGTGATGTAAAGCTGTTACTCATAGATGCTCGAGCCTCATTGATACCGGTACGCGCCTCTTGAGCGATCCAAAGGCGAGGTCGTATGAGGCAGACACGAGCGAGCAGCGCAAGCGCCCACAGTCTCCATTATCCTCACTCGTATAGATCAGGTCATAGGCAGGCTGAGTCGATGTCACGAGCGCAGATCTCAGCGATCGTCGCGAGTCTCCCCACGTCTGATACATATTGATCCTCTCACCATTCGCGCAGTAAGGCACAAAGGCGTCGGTGAAATGCCGGTACAAGTCGCGCTGATCGAGCAGAGCATCAAGATCAAAGGCGAGCACCGAGGTTGTATAAGTGCCGATGAGGTTGCTCGTGTAGCCTCCCCCAATCTTGCGCCTCGCTTGGGTAACTGACTCGACCTGATAGTGATGATCTTGAAAGGGTCGCGAGGGAAAGAGCGCGCCCGGCATAGGATAGTCAGCAGTCAAGCGCTCGACATAATCAGGCGAGGTCGAGCCCATCGCTACCGGTGTCTCGTTACCTGAGAAGCCGAGGCGATCTCTAAAGCTCGTATCAAGCCAAGCAAACGAGGCAGACGCCATCGACCAGACCTCGACATGACCTTGATCGTTTAAGATTACGCGCGCCTCCATTAAGCCCTGATCGCGCATGAGCTCCTCGAGGCAGTTGGTCGGACTCAGGTCATCGAGATCAGCTGAGCCTCGCTCGCGCATACCTGCGATGATGTCTTGAGCAGGCCAAGGGCGATTTACAAGCTCGCGAAAGGCGTCAAAGGTTGTGCCGAACGTATCCCCGAATTGATAGCGCTCGCCTCGGTAGTTGCCTCGCGTCCAATCTGCCGAGCCTGTCACGCTGAAGTTAAGCCCATCTGGTACAGACGTTTGAGAGCCGAGCCCGAGCACATCATCATCAAGAGGCGCGACTGTGAAAACATCGTCGCTTGTGATCTTAACTCGATCATCTGCTGTCAAGGTCACAGACCAAGACAGATTGAAGCTCGCGAGTGTGCTGAGCGCATCGGTAAAGGTGCCCATCGCGCGCGCTGGTGTATTGTCACCGACGCCTCGACCATTAAGGAAATAGACGCCATCCTCATATACCCCCTCGCCTGCGCTAAAGGTCGGCATCGTGATGTTTACGCCATTATAGGAGACGACATCGACAGCAGACCAGGGGCGAGCATCAAAGGCTGCGAGCAGAGCAAAGTCAGGTGCGGGTGTATTGTATGGCATGACTACCTCGCGAAGTTAAACCGGGGCATGCCTCGGTTGTTGCCGTTATAGGTGCGTACGATGTCACCGATCATCGCGCGCTTTGCGGCCTCTTTGGTGTCGTATATCACAGCGCCCCCAAAATTGAGATTAAAGACCATCTCGCGAGACTCAGCCTCGTCTCGCTGTGGAGCTGTTGCGACTTGAGGCGCTCCGGTTGGCGATGCTGTTGCGCCACTAGATCCACCACTGCCACCGGCCCCGAGCAGGTTTGCGCCTAAAGCAGATGCAGTCGCAGCAGATGCAAAGATACCCGCAGCTGTAAAGTGACCGATGGCCCCCTTACCATCACCGACTGCAACAGATGCAAAGCCCATCGCTGTTTCCATAATCGCGCGCGCACCTGCCTCGATTGCTAGGCTCTTAAGTATGAGACCGATCGACTTTTCAAAGCTCTCACCAAAGAACAAGCTCGCAGCAACAGATTGCGCAATACCTTTCCCATAAAAAGCAAAGAACTCTTGATACTGTTGCATCTGCTTTTCTGCGAGCGCCTGCTGTTTCTTTGCTTGCTGATCGAAAAGTTTATCTTCAAGCTGAAAGCGCTGCACCATCATCTCAACAGAGCGATCGTGTGCTTGCTGTTCTCGTGCAAGTCTCTGATCTTCAATCTGCTTAACTGCGAGATCATGCTGTCGCTCGACTAGCTCACGTTGTAGAGCGTCCTCTTGAGCCAAGGCGAGCCCGAGCTGGTACCGCTCTTGTGCAAGCGCGATCTGCTGCGCATAGCCCTCTTCAGTCAGCTTGATGTCTAGCTGTCTGATTTGGCTCTCTTTAACGAGGCGCATTTGCTCCTCGCGTAGTGCTTGCTGTGCAAGCTTCTGTTGATCGATTGCCTTTGTCTCTGCCTTGCGAGCCTGCGTCTTATCGGCTGAGATCTTGGCAATCTCTTGCGAGAGCTTCTGATCCTTAAGCCCCTCTTCATTTAACGCCTTAAGCGCTACTGTCTGCCCATCGACCAAAGCTTTCAGCTGAGTGCGATTCAGCTTCTCGACCGCATCGAGCTGTGTCTGCTTGGTGCGCTCGACCTCGCGTAGTGCTGTGAGCTTGGCTGCCTCGTCTTGTGCCTGCACCTCTGCTCTGAGCGCATCGACTGCCGCGCGCCTCGCGATAAGCTCTTTTGCCTTGGTCTTAAGGCTTTCCTCTGTTTGATCCTCGAGCGATTTGTATCTCTTCTCGACCGCATCAAGCGCAGCTTGCTGCTTTGTCATAGACCCGCTCAGGATCTCAAAGACTTTCGCAGATTGCTGTTGAGCCTTGATCACCCCCTGGTACGCCTCTTTGACGCGCTCACCAGCACGAGCTCTTTCATTTGAACTAGCCGCCTCATCTGCGTAGATCTTGCGCGCGCGCTCACCTGCCTCGTTGAGGGCTTTCTGCGCGTCGACCTCAGCTAAAATCACCTTGCCTGCGCGCTCGACCTGCTTCTCAAGTAGCTCTTTTTGAAGCTGCGCTTTAAGGTTGGCGCGACTGAAATCAAGTAGCTCTTTCTTGGCAGGGATCAGACCCTTTTCTGCAAGCGCCTCGAGCTTGCTCTGTAGATCGGCAGCAGCTGCCGCGAGCGCCTCTTGCCTGTCCTCTGCCTCTCGTGCTGCGCCTGATAACTGTCTGTATGCCTCATAAGCTGCACCGACCGCAGTGGTTAAGAGCGCAAGAGGGCCAAGCAAGGCAGTGATGCCAGCGCCACCAGAGGCAACCGATCCGATCGCCTCGCGCATACCTGTGAAAGCGGCTGCACTTTCCCCGACTGCATTTGACACAGCGTTAAGGCTCTCACCCATCTGCTGATTAGTCTTGCCGACTATATCCCCGACGCCCTTGAAAGTCTCGCCTATGCCCTCGGCACCCTCTTTGACCTGATCAAGACTCTTGAGCGCGTCTTTCTGGCCTTTTAATTCGACCTCGATCTCAATAGTGTTCTGCGTCATGTTTGAGACTCCTGCAAGGCTTGCTCGCGCTGTCTTGCGATCATCTCCTCAGTCGAAGAGTGCAAGATGTCGAGCGCTTCGATTATTGCACAGGTTGGCCTCGGGTAGCTAGTCGCGATTGATCCGAGCCCTTGCCGGTGGCGATGGTAGACACTAATCAGAGGCGCGAGCCGGTTTGCATCTGCAATCGGGCAGCTCCTGACTTTGAGCTCTGCAAAGTCGCTCCCGCAATTTGGTGCGACACGATAACCAGGCACATAAAGCCCTGCCTCGTCACGTTGAGCCAAAGGCAGACCCTGCACAAAGCGCCCGCCACAATTACCACGCGAGCGCCTCAGAGCAGGCTTTGCTCTGCATTGATCACACGACCAGCCTCGCCCCTTGCTATTAGGTAGCCATACAGACGAGGCGAGCGCTATTTTCCCGAGACACCAAGCAGGCTTATGCGCTGAATATGTTGCACAAGCTCTGAGATCACTTGCAGTCGGTGCGACTCTGGCTTAATGCGATCGATCATATCACCAGCAGGCTGATCATCGATCTCGACAAGCGCGACGCGCACCATCTCCACAAACACGCGCGACAAGTACGCCTGATAGGACGCAAGCGCCTCGCGCTCATCTTCTGCAAGCTCATGATGCCAGCGCGCTTTCTCTCGCTCGTCGCTCGGTGCGTCAAGCCAAAGGATGCGCCCGAGCTCACTGCGCGTGTATGCACCGGCTCTCACCTCTGCCTGCTCTCGATCGCTTGGCGAGAGCGCCTTGATCTTGAATCGCGTTGCACCCTCGTGCGCCTCGAGCGCGCTGAGCTCACCTGCCTCGAGGTAAGCTTGCATCTGCTCAAGCGAGCAGGTCACAGCAGGGTCGCAGGTCACAACGACCTCGATCGTGAATTCAGAGTCAGGCAGGAATGAGAGAGCCATACTTAGGAGCCTTTGCCGAGTGCGAGTCTAAATGGTGAGTTATATACATCAAAAGTATCTGCAACGTCACCACCAAACCGACTCATCTTGTACGTTAGCGGCTGGCGCACGATGTCATTGCCGCTTGGGTCGTACTTGCTTGGGTCGTTGGTGAGGTAGGCAGCTGGCAACATAAACGCGCCACCTTGCCCGGCTGCGATCGGCCCAAAGCCGACAAGCACCTGCCTGAGCTGACGATTAAAGAAATCGTTGTTGATGGTCGTGTTCGGTGTCGTGACTGTAAGGCTCAGCTCTACATCGACGTCTGACACCTCCATATCGCGCATAGCCAAGATGCTGTTAGAGTGCCCGATCGGTGTGAGCGTGTTGGTGATCGTCAAAGTAAAATCTTCGACGTCAAGCGAGATGCGCCCGAGTGTATCACCTGTAGAGCCGACATCTGTGAGGCTCGTTGGAGCTGCGTCGCTGATGACAACATAAGAGCCCCTGAAGAAACAAGGCGCGCCTGAGTTGTACGAGGGCTCGACCGGGCCGGCTGCGTTGCCATGATCGTCTTGAATGATCGCAGCTTGATAGACCAGATCAGCCATCACTCGACCATTATCGAGAGAGAGAGTCATGCTCTCTAGTCGGCATCCGTAGGCGTATGACCTGAAGTCGACGCCATCGACGCGAAACGAGAGAGAGTGCTGGGTCGTGCCGAGGTTGTCACGAGTCGGGCAGTACCAGGTCTGTAGTAGGCGCATCGTCGGTGTGCCGGTGAAGCTCGAGCTAAATGCAGGACTCACAGAGACATCGCCCGATACATTGTTGTCAGTGACCGAGCTATACTCAGCGCGACCGCCCAGATCGGCACCGATGATCGAGCCGGTGACGTAGTTGGTCGAGGTAGTTGTCGGTGTGAAGTTGTTGACGTCTGCGATGCTCGTCACTGCATCGCTGTGAGTCAAGCCTGCCTGAGTGAGAAAGCCTGCACCGAGGAGCTCGCCCAAGTAGTTTGCGCTGTAGTTGTTGGCTGAGCTGCCGACTGTGGTGAGGTCAAGACGTAGCTCGACTGTGCCGGTGCGACGACGCACACGAGAGCCACCAGACCAAACAGTGTCCGGCTCAGGTGGCAAGCTGTATGTGCCGTCGCGCGCGTCGTTGCGCTCAGACACGACGACATCGCCATAAACGATAATCGGGTCGCGCTCACAAGGCACTGATGTATAGGTGAGCCCAGAATAGCTGGGCAGGCCATCGACGAGAGAGCCGAAACTGCTCTCTGTCGCGACGCTGATTGATCGATGCGTAACGCTCATGATAACGCCTCCAAATAAAGCAAGTCGAAAGGAAGAGAGAGCACGAGCGACGTGATCTCTGTTGTAGGGTCTAGGATAGGCTCATATACAGGCTCGCCCGGTATCACGCTCACGATACCAGTCGAGGCGAGGTCATACTGTGGCCCCTTCAAGGTCAAGAGCAGGCTCGCGCCATCCTCAGCAATCAAGCGCTCGAGATAGTGAAGCTCGCCTATGTCATAGCGCACACGACAAACGACACGAGCTCGCCTGCGACCTGATAGACCTGCCTCACCATCATCGATCGCAAATGCCTCAAGCCTGAGCTCAAAGTATCGGTTCGTGTTCTGGTGAGCCTCAAGAGGAGCGACGCGACCTGATGAGTTAATCGCGACAAAGCCGTGATGCGTGTCTGTCTTTGGTAGCGTCGCCTCGATCTGATCCTCAAGATAAGCGAGCGCGCTGTATATGCCTTGGCTCATCGTCTACCTCTCTTGATCTTCGCTGTGAGCTCTGCCTGCACCGCAGACACTAACACATTTACATCACGAGGAGATAGGCCGATAAAGGGTCGATCAGCGTGCACATCGTATCCATACGAGCGCACGCGATTAGTGAGCCCGATTATAAAGCGCGCGTCGGTCGCTTCCATTAGCACTAGGTTATTCATCATCGCACCAGACAAGACGAGATCAACCAGCGCGCTCGAGCTTGCACTATGCCGACGACTCTGCACCTTGTACTCGCGATACCCCCCTTGATAATAGACACTGCGACCAGAGCGCGAGGCTATGCCCCCTTTTGGGGTCAAGACTGCGCCCGATCGAGGTATATAAATCGGCTTGGTTGAGTATGGCTTGAAAGGCTGCCCATCTGCATCGATGCCCTTGCTCGTGCGTAGCTTAATCGCTGCGACTGTATTCAGACCGAGACGAGCTGAGTCGCGCGCAGTCCACAGAGACGAGGGCAGATTCAGCCTGACTTTAGCGTGCATCTCAGTGCCTCATGCCTCGGGTCGGTGTGAAGGTCTTATCGTACTCCGTCTTGCTGTAAGATCGCCAGCTTGCGCGCATGTCACGCCAGGTTCCCCCCTGCTTAGCGATGTCAAGCTCATCATCATCGACGATGTTATCACCATCGCGATCGAGGGCGAGTGAGCGCAGGCTGATGTCGAGGAGCTGCTGACAACGCTCGCGCATAGCGTTCGCTGCGTCTAGCTGATTCATCGACTCATATACACGAGCTGCTGTGCAGTATGCGTGCGCGTTAGCAAAGCTCGTCGCGTTAAAGATCTCATCTTCTGTCACGTCAACCTCGTCTTTGAGGTGATCGCGAATCACGAGGATGATCTCTTGCAGAGCTGCATCGATCTGAGCATCAAAGGAGCTCTGGCGACGTGGGATCATGTCAGCCAACTGAGGAAACTGCCCAACCAGATCATCGTGAGACAGACCTGTGTCAAAGGGTCGAGGCGTGATCTTAAGCAGACCCTTTGCAAGCTTGGTGTCGAGCTGTTGACCGAGGTCAAGCACATAGCTCACCTGCCAAGGGTAATACCCGGTCGTGTCTGTGATGGTGGTTGATACAGTCGCGTAATACATACCGAACACGAGCAGAGCACTCTCGCTCAGGTCGATCTCTCGCGATAAGGGCTCAGCCAAGATCGCAGTCGTGCCAACCATGCGCACCACCGACACCGAGTAGATGCAATCGCCCTCGGTCACAAGATAGGCTTTGACTTGATCTGCTTGCAGTGCAGTCGCTTGCGCGTTCACTGTGAGCGTGCGTCGATCGTTAGCGATAGCAGATACAGTCGCATCGGCTCGGCTTGCTGTCATAGTGACAGGCGACGCACTGCCGACTGTGAGCGATGGCGCTGAGTCGAGAGGCCCAGGTGCGACCCATTCAAAGGTGAGCGTCTGCCCTGTTATGCTCTTGATCATTGTCTGCCTCCTGCGTTGGCTTTCGTTATATCTGCGTTAGTCGCTCGGGTGAGGCCGGCAGCCTTGACAAAGCTCTCAGTTACAGGCGACCAACTGTGCCGGCAATTATACCCACCGCACGACGTCTTGACCGGTAAGCCTTGCCCATTATCAAGACGATTCATCTGCGTCTCACTTACGACCTTATTGATTAAGGGTCGACAGAAAGCGCGCGTAACGCCATCGCGAGGGCCGGTGTAGAGATACAGGTCAAGATCAAAGGCTTGAGCTGCTGAGGCAGTCACAGCACGACCAAACTGTGAGAGCTCAGTGTTGACCTGTGTCATCTGTGTACCAACGATCGACTCTAGTCGTTGATCCATCGCCTTTATCGCGCTCGCCTTTGGCACACCAACGGTAATACCCTCAAGCGCTGTGCGCGTCGCCTGTAAGGTGCTCGGCAAGATGACATCTTGAAACACCTGATCAGCAGTCGCGAGCTTAAGCGCGTCGATGCTCGGCAGCTCTGCCGGGTCGACTGCGCCAATAATGGTTTGAAGCGTATCAAGCGCAGCGACCGCGATTGCGTCTGATGCGCCTATAAAGTCATCGACTGCCAAGCCCAGACCACTCGCAAGTATAAACTCGCTCAGCTCGTCTCGACTCAGCATAAGCAGCTGCTCGGCTGAAGTCAGCTCAAGTGCGCTCGATAAATTAGCACTTAACTCTCGATGCGATCGCTTAAGTGATCGTCGAAAGTCTTTGTCTGCTTTGACCGCAATCTTTAAGGCTGCGATCTTAGCAATAAGTATCTGCCTCTGTGGTCCCTTGGTATCACGAAGCTGCGCTGAAAGATCATCGATCGCTATTTGATCGGCATCCTTCTCAGCGAGCGTCGTGATATGAGGGCGACCACATGAGCAGAGCACTGATCACCTTATGCGAGGCAGTTAGTCAGGACGAACCCGAGGTCACTGTCGATCACCTTGAAGAGGTGAGACTCGTCTGCCCAGACGTTGCGACGAGTGAGGTCGAGCGCGTCGTACTGGCCAGCCTTCATACCCTCAAACTCCATGTTAGCAGCTGCGATCGGCATCATGCGAACACCTGAGCGAGACTGCACAGCGTCGGAGCCGTGGAGGATACCCATGAAGAGGGAGTCGCGAGTCCACACATAACCCTCGCTTGAGCTCGCGCCAGGCACTGCGCTGTCAACACGAGCGCCACCGACGAGGATGTTAGGGATCCCGAGGATGTCGCGAAGAGTGTTGATCACTGCCTCGTCGCTCAAGATGAGGTTGCCAGAGGCGACGCCATTTGGAGTTGTGCCAGCTTGGAAGTACCCACGGAGCTCAGGCGAGCGAGCGAGCGCCCTGAAGAGATCGCGACCCATCACGAGAGAGTCTGGGTTGATGCCGTGCGCGTTTGCAAACACAGTGTCCTTGAGCTGGTGCAGGTAGCTGAGAGGCTCAGCACCGGCAGCGTCGAACGTACCACCAAACTCAGAGGTTGAGTCGTTGCTATTAAAGTTAGCAGTCCCGAAGAGAGTGTTCGCTGCGCGCTGCTCTTTTGCGAGCTTCATCACGCGCGCGACTTTCTTGACAATGCGCGCCTCTTCAGAACCTGGGTACTGAGAGTCAATGATGTCTTCCATCGCGATCGAGTCCTCAGCAGAGTAAATCTCGCAGCGATAAGTCGTGCTCGTGCGATCAAAGCCACCGATGCGAGCGCGTGATGCACCGGGTGCGCGCTCGAGATCGAGCCCTGCGCCTGCGCCCATAAAGTTACGCGAGGTCTCGAGTAGGAGCGTGCCGGAGCGCTCAGGCACCTTGATATTCTCGCAGACCTTATCAGCGATGAGGCTTGCGTCGCTAGGGACTGCCTCAGCGACTAGGTTGCTTAGGATCTCGTCGACTGGGTGGATATTACGATATGAACTAGCCATTTTGGATCACCTCCTACTTAAGCGAGTGGTGCGAGGCCACGGTTGAACAGGATAAAGAACTGCTCATTGAGGCTTGCGCTTGTCTGGTTGATGTTGGGGAGGCTGAAGCCGACAGGGTAGTGAGAGCTTGCAGCTGCCTGCACCTTGCCACCGGTGGTCACTGCGAGGACAGTTGCCGAGGTGAGGGTGAGAGAGCCACCAGCGATCACGCGAGACTCGCCTGAGATAACGACGTCAACGACGTCACCTGCATCGCCTGCGCGCTGAGCGACTCCGATGATGGTGTTAGCAGTTGGGTCGGTTGCTACTGCGATCTTGCCGTCTGAGTCAATGGCGACGAGCGCGAACTCAGTCACAGCAGATGCACAAACAAAGGTCTTGATGATCTGATTCATGATCACGCTCCTTAGTTAAAGACGCTGTTGTAGGCGTCTGGGTTATTGGTACGGAATAGATTGAGAGCCTCGCTGAAGTTAAGACCTTTCTCTTCTGCGAGGAGCTTGACCTGCTCAGCGAGGGTCGCCTTGTTGAGCTCAGCACCTGATGCGCCATGCCCGATCTCATTCAAAGGCACTGCTGATGAGGCAGGGCGCTCGCTAAACATCTGCCAGAACTCAGGCATGTTCTCGCGAACGTCCCAAGCGCGAGCGGCTGCTGTCTCCTCGCTTGGGCTGACTTTGCCCTCGCGTAAAAGAGACGCGACTGCCTCACGACGCTCAACGTCGCGCTTCTCAGCCTCGATCACCTCGAGGCGCTCAGAGAGCTTCTGATTTTGCGCGCGAAGTTGCATGACCTCTGCAAGCATGTTCGGCTCAGCAGACTCGCTCAGCTTTGCAGGCTCGGTCATCTTCTTCTCTTTGTCGTCGTAGCTGTCGCCCATCTTCTCGGGCTCTGCCTCTTTCTTGATCTCGTCCTCGGCTGGCTTCTCAGCATCAACCTCAACCTCGATCTTTGCCTCGTTCTCAGAGGTCATGTCTTTTACCTTCTGCTCGAGCTCTTGCACCATCGCGTCTTTCGCAGCGAGGGCAGCACGAAGCTCGTCAATGTTCATAGACTCAAGATCCATGTTCACTTGCTCCTGTTCACTTAGTGTCACCCGATCAATGCGATCATGCGATTGAGCAGGCCGGGGGGTTAAGGTGACAGCGAGCAGCTGAGCGTCGCCCACTTTGTCGCCACCATTACGAGTATAAATCTCACCATGCAGATATTCGGGCGAGCTCCACAGCACACCACCTGCCTCTTGCACGACTTTAAGGCCGCGCTCATTGTAAGCAGGTACTGCGTAAAGCCCATCTTCGCGCAGGTCGAGATCGATGATCATGCCGAGCGCGTTGCCCGACTCAGGGGGCGCAGGTGTACCACCGGCAAAGGGTGAGGTCGCATGCTGCCAGTCGATAATCACTGGGTCTGCGTCGCGTCGATCATAATAGACGCGCACCATCTCCTCGAGGAGCTCCTGCGAGACAGGCGCACCGATCGCCTCACCATTCATGCGCGAGCTGACTTGACCGAGCGCGAGCGTCTTAAACGGCTTGCCGACTGTGAGACCCTCGGGCACATCATAGGTCTGCTCTGCTCTGACTTGAATCGCCTCACCATAAGCGCGAAGCGTTGCTTTTTTATCTGCTGTATCCATTTGACTCACTACCTTTCGAGCCCAAGAAAACCCAGCATCACCACCCCAACCATCCCAAGCTTGACGGCCTTTGCCGTAGCTCTCCCAGGTCGAGCCCTGCTTGTCGACCTCGTGGCGCTGAAAATAAGAGAGCATCCTGCGCACAGTCTCAGGTGATAACGTCTTGCCTGCGATCAAGTCACGAGCTCGCGCGATACCGACCGGTGTCATGCCTCTCTCGCTTGGTGGCTTGTCAGCACGACGACGCAGAGCACGCTCGGCTGCCTTGCTTGCACCTTGTGGAGGCTTGAAATCGATGTGATCATATTTCTTAGGAGCGAGCAGAGCTGCCTCTGACTTTGCCTCGGTCTTTTGAGGATGACCTGTAGGCAATAAGTCGAGGTCGCCTGTGTATGCCTCTTTGCGCTCACCTGTGCCGACGAGCTTTAAGAAAGCTTTGACGCGACCATATGCCCATTGATTGCGAGTCATGCCCGGACGATGTGAGACGCTGAAAGCGCCTGCGCCTCGCCTGAATACAGCTTTGAGAGAGCCAAGATCGACTTTCTTGCTCTTAGCTTTGTATCGGTCGTTGTGCTTGTCGACCATACCTTGCAGAGCGCGCGCGACGCTCTCAGAGATCTCAATGCCACCTCGCTTGCCCGATGCTGAGCCTTGCGGGTTGGTCTTGCTCCCTTTGATCTGATCACGCTGAGGCGCTGGCGTTTGGGCTTTAGTCCTAGCCATTCTTGC